TCAAAAATTGTCTAATACCTTTAATAACTTTTCATCTTCTTGTAATTGTTCTTCTTCAAGCAAATGGCTATAAGTAGATAGAGTAACGGTAATATTAGAATGACCTAAACGCTTGCTTATATAATGCGTTGCCATGCCCTCATGAATTAACATTGAACAATGTGTGTGTCGTAAAGCGTGTAAATTATATCTCCCAATATTTTCTTCTAAACAAAAACGATGTAAAACTTTAGTTACTGCATTATTACTTATTAAATTAGCACCGGTATTAAATATATATCCATTGAAAGAAATGGCGCGGGAGTTTAAAACGTTAGTTATATGTTTCATATCTTTACGAGATATAGGAATTGTGCGATCTGCATTTTCCGTTTTTGTGCCTGGTATGTGTATTAAATTATCTTTTCTTAAAATATCATCGTATTTCAGTTTTTGAATTTCTCCAAACCTTGCACCTGTACATATCAAAATATAGATTACTAAGTGAGATAATTCATTACTTTCTGATACTCTCGCTTTAAGTTTTTTAAAAGCAGTTAATGACATAAATTTTACTTCTTCCGATTGTTTACTTTTAGTTCCGATAGGTTTTGCATTGTAAGTGGGGTCACGTTGTATATATCCATCACTAAATGCATCTTGCAATGAAGATTTCAAACAATAATGTAATTTTTGAACACTGTTTGTAGTTCTGCCTTCCTTACTAACTTTTCTACCACCACCTTCTAAAAACTTGCCTTCACCGTATTCTTTTAGAAACTCACGGTATTTCAATTGAGTAATATCGTTCATAGCAATATCTCCAAACTTTTCTTCGAATGCCTTAATTGAATATAAATAACGATTATAAGATGACTTGCTTACTCTATTTTCTTTATTCACTCTTAACCAATCATGATAATATTCTATAAAAGATAGTTCAGTGTCAGTTTTTAAACCTTTAGTTAATTCATTGTACTTTTCGTTTCCAGCAGTAGTAGCTTCTCTCTTAGTTCCAAATCCACCTTTGCGATATCGTTTATTATTATACCTAAAATCATATTGCCATTTGTTAGTTCGTTTTGTTACGTTCATTTCTTTTCCTCCTAAATTTTAAATACAAAAACCCACTTTTATAAGCCTCACCTCCTTAAAAAAGATAAAAATATATAGGGCAGTAGGGACTGCCCATAAAATTATTCGTTTGTTTTATGTGGTATAGCATCATCCATAGGTAATCCAGTATCAGGATCTAATTGGTCGTTTGAATAGTAACCGTCAGATGATGGCTCTAACAATCCCGCGTCTCCATTCGGTATACCAGTATAGCCATGTTCTTTAGCTACTTTTGCATTAGCTTCCATTTTTTCTTGGTCAGTCGGTTCTTGCTGCACAGGTTGTTGTTGCTGTTCTACTGGTTGAACTTCTTGTTGTGATTGGACAGGTTCTTGGGTTGATTGTGGTTGTTCAACACTTTGTGTTTGTTGTTCCGTGTTTGCTTGTTGCGTATCATCTTGTTGAGTATTATTAGTGTTAGAAGTTTCTTTTTTATCAGTATCTTCTTTATCTGATTTTTCTTTTTTATCATCATTAGACTTCTTCTTATCGTCTTTTGACGATGACTTCGTTTCTTTCTTATCTTCCGACTTACTTTCTTCTGAATTCCCACATGCTGCTAATGCTAAAAAACTTGCCAACACTAAAAATAATACCTTTTTCATATACAACACCCCATTATAATTAATTTATTTTATATTAAACAACCTACATTTAAACAGACGCGTACCTAAATACACAACATAGATTGTATTAATCCCAATTGTGATGTTCAAACACTTGTAAAGGTTCAAATTTAATTACATATCCATTGTGATATGTAGATAATCCATATTTCTTTTTATAATGTTCAATAACTTTCAAAACATAGTTTTCGCTAACTTCTAAAAATTCGGCTATTCCATATAAATTATGTACTCCTTGATGAAAAGTTTCTATAATATCATCTAAACTTACTGCCAATTCGCAACCTAATCGACGCGCTTTTAATTCAAACTTACGATTAAGCATATTAGTTTGATCACGTATATCTCCATAGGTAATTTTATAATGTGCTAACTCTTCAGCTAATATTTCTATTTTATTCACATGTTTATTTTTTGAATTAAGTAATATTATTTTATTTATATTAATTCCGCCAAGTTCTTCAGGTAATACATTGGTTTCTTTAATTTTTATATTATCGTTTGCTATTAGTAATTGTTCGTAATTCCCCACATAGACAGCCCCTTACTTATCGTCGTTTTCTTGAATGAAACGTGCATATTCAAATACTTTCTTCCACTGTTCTTCAGTCAATTCGCCGTCTAAGTGAGCTGCAATCGTTTCGAAAGAGTTAGTTTCCTTTTTTTCTTCTAAACCCAATAAATATCCTGGTGTAACTTTAAGAACTTTTGCGAAATCATCAGCTCTATTCAATGGAAATTCTCTTGATTTATTTAAATATCTTGAAACAGTAGATTTAGCCATATCAGTTCTACGAGCTAATTCGCTTGTTGATAAATTTTGTTTATCCATTAATTTTGATATTAAAGAAATGATTTCATCGTTGTTTCTCATTATTATTGCCACCTTCTTTTATTGTTTCCTTTTTGGAACAACTTAAATATATCATACGTTCCCGATAAGCACAATAGAAAATGGTGTTAAATCGCATTTAATAGGAAATAACTAGGTAATTTTACATTTTTTAAATAAATGTGGGTATTACTGTTGACTTACGGGAACGATGATGCAATAATAGTAATTGTTCCCGATAGGAAACGAAGCGAGGTGAGAATTTTGAAATTAAATTTAGAGAGATTGAGACAAACACGAAATGACAACAAACTAAGCCAAGAATATATGGCTAAAGCGTTAGGGTGGAAATCAAGATCGCAATATTCTAAAAGAGAAAACGGGTCAGTGTCAATCGGTGCTGATGAATTAATCGCTATCGCTAAAATTTTGGGATATAGCAAGGAAGAAGTAGGATATTTTTTTGATTAAATTGTTCCCGAAATGCAACGAATAAAAACAGGAGGGAAACAAATGCAATTTGAAAAAGAAAAACTCCAAACTACTCATTGCAGTGAGCAGATTAGAGATTTCAAATTAGGTGCTGGCGTAACTATTATTCTTTAGTTAAGAAATATCCTTTCTTTTCCAAAGTTTCTAACGTTTCAACCAACACATTGTTTGATATTGCAGTAGATACTTTAATGATTGCTTCGGCATAACGATTATAGTCAACGTCGCCGAATTCATCAGTAACATTAGCAAATTGTTTGTCCATCTGTTCTTTCGTGCCTAATTCTTTATTAACATCACGTAAAGCAGTAGCAACAATACCGTAAATATCACTCATATGTAACACCTCCTTTCACTAGGAGATAAATAAATTATAGCACGGAGTACAACGTATAGGAGGAAAAATAATGCAAGATTTACAAGTATTTAATTTTGATGAATTACCAGTAAGAACATTAACAGTGAATGAGGAACCACATTTTGTAGGCTCAGATGTAGCAAAAATTTTAGGATATTCTAGAACAGCTGACGCAGTAAGAGAACATGTTGATACAGAAGACAAAGGGGTCGGTAAAGTACAGACACCCGGCGGACTTCAAAGAATGACGCTAATCAACGAATCAGGGTTATACAGCTTAATATTCTCGTCAAAGCTAGAATCAGCTAAGCGATTCAAACGTTTTGTTACTTCAGAAGTATTACCCTCTATTAGACGTACTGGAACTTATTCAGATAACCCAACAATCCAAGAGTTAGCAAGCAATCCAGAATTAGTGAAAATGTTGGTAGAACAAATCGCAAGATTAAATGATTCAACTACTAATCAAAGCGAAGATTTAGCTTATCTGAAACGAGCAGTTACTGGAGAATATGTAACACCCCAAGATTTAATAGCCATCAAATATGCTATCACAAGTAAGGCGGAATCGTTTGTAGAAGGATTAGGAGTTCAATTATCGCTTGATGAAGTATTGGCTGGAGATATCTATGAAATGGCGAGAGAGAACAAACGCCAAGAACAACAAAAGAAATATCACATAGGTAAAGCTAAAAGTAAATTACTTGTCTTAACTAAAAAACACTTAGGGATGAAAGGCACTGCACCTAATAACCACATCAAACGTAAAGATGTAGACTTAGCAATCCAATTTATTAAAGATGTTAGATCATCACAAATAGAAATATAGGAGGAACACTATGACACAAGAACAAAAAGAGCAACTTACCTACATTCTGTACACATTACAGATGAATATTAATGATAAATCGACAACATATGAACATTCAGTTGAAGATTCAGGTATTGTAACAAACTTCGAGATTAGTAGAGAGCACCATTTAGAAGAAGTGATGCGTTGGGTAGCACAAGAAATAGAAAGAGAGTTTGGTGTTTTACCAATAATTGAACAATAGGAAGTGAAACAAATGACGCAAACTTTACAAGTAACGGTACCAATACCAGAAACTCATGTATGTATATCTAAAATTGAATATCAAGAACTTGTTGATAATCAACCAATGAATATGACGTTAACAGAAGTAGCGAATTATTATAACTATTCCATACCTTGGATCACTAAACATATTATTACAGAACCTTATTTCAGAAAAAAAATAGAACCATTCAGTACTTTTGTTAGCGAAAACGGTGGGGGTAAATATTCATTTAATCGAAAGAAAATGAAAGAGTTTTTGAATGAATATGACGAAGAAATAAAAAAACGTGCCAAACGTAATTTTTAAAGGAGGGATAACATGCGAACTATATTATCACATGCATCATCCATACTAGTATTCGGATTAGCATTAGTTTTTACAGAAGATTTTTTCTACTTGTTAACTATTTACTTCTTAGCATTCTGTGCTAGCTACATGTTTTGGAGTAAGTGGATTGATGCAATAAAAAAGACTGCTAAGCGCGCCAACGCTTAACAGTCGAAAGTTTAATAAATTTAACAACTTAACTATACACAATAACTGGAGGAATAGTCAATGTATTATCGAATAAATGATGAAAGCAAAAAGGTTTTAACCGTTCAAGGATTCCAATTTACCCTGCGTACAAGAAAGGTTACACAGTTCGAAGTGAAGGTAACTATCGAAACTTTAGAACAAGAAGTAATAGACACTATAGAGATTGCAGATGAAGAAATAGGCGTTAATACAGGACGTGAACTATTAGAACAATCAGTATTCCAATGGTTAGAAGAAAACACTGATGAAGCAGATAGAGTAATGAACAGAGTGATGGCATGGTAAAAGAAAAATCTATGTATAAAAAAGAGTATTGTTATATCGTTCATAAGCATGTAGACCATTACGTAGATAATAGACCTACTGAACGTTCTCCTAAAGTCGAATATACAGATGATATAGAGACAGCTCGTAAATTTTTCGAAGAAGATTTTGAAGTATTAAAAATAGATTGGTCTTTACATGACAAGATCATGTACGAATCAACTCATATAAAAATAAATAGAAGTGAAAGGGTGACAGTAAGTGACAAATAATGATAATGACATCCTTAGTAAATTGCACATCCAAGATATAAGCGAAAAAAATGCGAATAAATTCTATAAATTCGCTATCTACGGGAAGTTCGGGACAGGCAAAACGACATTCCTTACCAAAGATAAAAATGCGCTTGTGTTAGATATAAACGAAGATGGCACAACAGTTTCAGAAGATGGGGCAGTTGTATCAATTAAAAATTATCAACATTTTATATATGTAATCAAAGCATTACCACAAGTCATACAAGCTTTAAGAGACAAAGGCAAACAAATAGATGTAGTTGTAATAGAAACATTACAAAAGCTACGTGATATGACTATGGAAGATGTAATGAAAGGTTCAAGTAGAAAACCAACATTTAATGACTGGGGAGAAGCAGCTAAACGTATTGTAAGTATGTATAGATTAGTTGCTAAATTTCAAGAACAATATCAATTTCATTTTGCAGTGTCGGGCCATGAAGGAATTAACAAAGAGAAAAACGATGATGGCGCAATAATTAATCCCATAGTCACATTAGAAGCACAAGATCAGATACGTAAAGCAGTACTTTCTCAAAGTGATGTATTAGCAAGAATGTTGATAGAAAACTATGAAGAAGGTGGAGAAAAGAAATATCAGTATGTTCTTAATGCAGAGCCATCAGAAACGTTTGAAACAAAAATCAGACACTCACCAAGTGTAACTATTAGTAATAAAAGATTTATCAATCCAAGTATTGCAGATGTAGTACAAGCAATTAGAAACGGAAACTAAACTAAAAATTAAAAGGACGGTATATAAATTATGAAATTTACAGGACAAGCACAACACATTAAAGAAACTAACCAGGAATCATTTTTAAAAGGTGGAGACTTCTTAGGCGCTGGAGAGTTCACAGTCAAAGTTAAAGACGTGGAATTCAATGATAGTCAAAACAGATATTTCACAGTCGTATTTGAAAATAGCGAAGGGAAACAGTATAAACACAATCAATTTGTACCACCATTCCAACAAGATTTCCAAGAAAAACAGTATGTAGAGTTTTTAACTAGATTAGGTATCAAATTAAATTTACCAGACTTATCTTTTAATACCGATGACTTAATTAACAAAATGGGAACAATCGTTTTAAAACATAAATTAAACGAAGATCAAGGCAAATACTTTGTAAGACTTTCATTCGTAAAAGTTTGGAATAAAGGTGACGAAGTAATTAACAAACCAGTACCTAAAACTGATGCAATGAAACGTGAAGAACAACAAGCAAACGGACAAGGTCAACAAAAAGAGTCATTGAGTGACCAAAGTAATCCATTTGCAAATGCTAATGGACCTATTGATATAGATGACTCGACACTCCCGTTTTGATGAGGTGATTATATGACAGAAATTTGGAAAGATGTAGTGGGTTACGAAGGCATCTACGAAATAAGTAATATAGGTAGAGTAAGAACTCATAAAGATAAAGTTACACACAGTGTTAAACATGGAGTAAGAAAATGGAAACGAAGGATATTAAAAGATAAAACGCCAAACGGGAGAGATGCAAGGGTAACACTTTGGAAAGACAAGCACCCTAATAGTTATCTAGTTCATAGATTAGTTGCTTTTGCTTTTATACCTACTGTTAAAGATAAAAACTGTATCAATCATATTGATGGAAATCCCAAGAATAATAACGTTGAAAACCTTGAGTGGTGCAATCATTTAGAAAACAATCGACACGCATTTGAAAATAACCTTATAGATACACAAAAATCAGTTAGATTAACACATTTAGACACAGGTTTAAAACTCGAATTTATGAGTATGGCTAAATCGGATAAGTGGTTAAAAAGATCAAAAGGATATACAAGTGGTCGTTTACTCAAAGGGCGCAATATCGTGATAGACAGCGATAACAATAAATACAAAGTAAAGAAGCTGATTTAAATGGCTTTAATTAAAACTTACATCCAACAAGATGACGGTAAAATAACTGCCGTCATTGAGGATGTTCAATTAGACAATAAAGACTTCTTACTACTCGATAACGGTTTAGAAGTTGAGTGCGATGTGGTTATTGCTGATCCATACAATATAACTGGAAAACAGCGCCGAAAAATATTTGCGATGATACGCGATATATACAATCACTATGGGCAACCAATGGACTACTTACGTTATATGTTTCAAAAGCAATTAGAGTTCTTGAACAGTTACGAACAGATATCGTTAAGCGACTGTGGAAGGCGACAAGCCAGTGAATTAATCGAACTAATATTAGATTTTATATTCACTCATAACGTGCCTATGAATAAGGCGACTAGCAACCTTTTAAGCAACGATAAGTATTTTATATATAAATCTACAATTAGCCGTTTATGTGTTATCTGTGGCGCTCCAAATAGCGATTTAGCACATAGATACGCAGTAGGTAAAGGACGTAATAGAAACAAGATAAATCACACTGATAATCAAGTGTTAGCACTATGTAGAAAGCATCATACAGAACAACATCAAATAGGTATGGACACTTTTAATAATAAATACCACTTGAAAGATAGCTGGGTAGATGTAGATGAAAAATTAAACAAGATGTTACGGGGTGAAAAAGTATGAAGTTAGCTAAACCAATAAAGCCTATAGATAGAAAGTTTATAGGATACAGAATTGCATCACTAAGAGTGCAAACAGATAAAACACAAAATGAATTCGGATTATCATATTCGGCTGGAAAAAGTGTTGTTAGCAAATGGGAAAATGGCGAAAACGTACCTGGCATTGAACGTTTGAAATTAATGGCTAAAGATTTTAATACAACTGTTGATTGGTTGTTATATGGAGAAGGTGAGTAACATGGGCGAAGTATCATGGATCAAACTCAAAGTAGGGATGTTCGATGATAGCAAAATTAAGTACATTGAAGCATTACCCGAAAGAGATACTATTATCACAGTTTGGGTCAAGTTATTAACGCTTGCTGGTAAGTATAACGAACAAGGCTACATTATGTTATCGGAAAACTTACCCTACAACGAAGAAATGTTAGCAAATGAATTTAATAGACCTTTAAATTCAGTACGATTAGCTATCCAAACTTTCGAGAAATTAGGAATGATTGAAAATGTTCATGGAGTAATCAAAGTTTCTAATTGGGACAAGCACCAAAATATAGAAGGACTAGAAAAGATACGCGAACAAAATAGATTGAGAAAGCAAAAGCAAAGAGAACGCGAAAGTGAATTATTACTACAAAGTAAAGAAAGTCACGTGAAGTCACGTGACAGTCACGCAACAGAAGAAGAACTAGAACTAGAAAAAGAATTAGAACTAGAAAAGAGTAATACTATGTCGGGCAACCCGACTGTATCTCCAATTCCTTATAAAGATATTATCGATTATTTAAATCAGAAAACCGGTAAGCAATATAAAAACACTACCGGCAAACACAGAAGGTTCATTGAGGCAAGATGGAATGAAGGCCAAAGAATAGATGATTTTAAAAAAGTGATCGATATTAAAACGGCTGAATGGTTAAACACAGACAGCGATAAATATCTAAGACCGGAAACGTTATTCGGTACCAAGTTTGAGGGGTACCTTAATCAACGAACAAATAACGAAGAAACAGGCAACAACCCATACGCCAACTTATTTTAGGGAGTGATTAAATGAATCCCTTTGAAAGCATAGCTAAAAAAGCAGGATTTAAAAACAAACTAGTTAAACAAGAATACGGATTGAAGTGTGATAAGTGTAGGCGCACCTATGATTACTTTGAATTCGATACAGGTTACGTAGTTAAAGATGGTTGTGATTGCGAAATGATAGAACTAGCTAAGCAGAAGAAAGAAGCGAATGAAAAACGCATCAAGTCTAGCAAAGCTAATAGCATATTCAAGAAATCAATTATTAATGATGATCTAGCAAATTGCACATTTGAGAATTACAACGCTACTAACGATGAATTAGCTAAGGCTAAAGCGTTATGCGAAAGGTACGCTAACAATTTTAACTTAGATAACAAGCAATCACTATTGTTACAAGGCTCATTTGGTACAGGTAAATCACACTTATCAATGTCTATTGTAAAAAAAGTGAGAGAGCAAGGGCATTCAGCGTTGTATATGAATGTCCCCCAATTGATATCAACTATTAAAGGTACTTACAACAAAGATACAAATCTTACTGAACAAGAGTTAAATAGAATAATAAGTGAAGTTGATCTAATGGTATTCGATGATTTTGGAATAAACATGAACGAATTTGCTACAGGTAAAATGTTTGAACTTATCGAATCAAGAGTTGGAAAACACAATATTTATACCACTAATTTGAATGCGCAAGAGTTAAGTAAAAACAAAGATGCGCAAAGAATATTTAGCCGTATGATGTCCAACACAACTCTACTGAAAATGAACGGTGATGACTTCCGAATGAGAGGTATAAACTTTTGATAACTATTGAATATGTAAAAGATATGCTAGACACTCCAAATATAAGTGATTCATACGCTAAGAAGTTTATAGAGTATGCAAACGGAGACGTTGAAAAGCTAAATGATATTTTGTACCTAAAGAAAGCAGAACGCCATACACGACCGGATATAAGCGAGGTGAAGTAATTGGGATTAAGCACTGAATACCAATTAAAACAAAGTAATAGTAACAAAACTATAGAGGTTATCCCATTGAGTGGAAATAACAATAGAGTGTTTGGATTATATAAACATTTTGGCTTAGATGAATACATTGTTACTAACCAAAGATTAGAAGAAATAACGAGAGATTTTAAATTAATTAGAGTAGATCAAACGAACATATTTGATTACTTGTAGAGGTGAACAGATGGAACATATAGAGATTAAATTTAATGACAGAAAAGGTTACGAAGCACCAATGGGTTCACCTAGACCTAGATTTAGAAGTGTAGGAAAGTATGTTCACACTTATATGCCAGATAAGTATATGAATCATAAAGATTTTATTAAAGAACAATTACCGAAATTAATGATTGATGAACCAATTAAGTTAACGATAGAGTTTCACTTTCCTTTGTTGAAGTCATGGAGTAAGAAAAAACATGTAGCAATGATAGGGCAATACAAGAGAACTAAACCAGATATAGATAACTTAATTAAAACAGTTTTAGATGCAGCGAACGGACACTTATGGAATGACGATAATCAAATAGTAGAGATTAGAAGTTTTAAGAAGTATGCAGAAGAACCAAAAATAATTATGCATTTAGATATAGAAGGTGATAAAAGTGAAAACATTAAATAATATATTAGCTACCAATTTAAGAGCTGCTATGGCTAAAGAAAACATAAGCGTTACTAAAGTACATTTGTTAACAGGCGTATCAAGAAGTTCTATCACTTCCTATAGAAAAGGTGATATGAAACAAGTTGATTTAGTAACTATAACTAAACTTTCAGAAGTTTTAAATATAAAACCTAGCGATTTATTCATAGAAGGTGATTCTTATCAATGAAGAAACGGTAACAATAAGATACACAGTTAAATTCGAGAAACGAGTGAAAGCTGTTAGAAAAGACAATGAAGAACATCACGTTTTTATAGATAGAATAGCTAAGGATTTAACAGATGATGAAGCTACAGAAGGCGATGTACTGCATGTAGATAATATAGAGGAGATGTATTACTGATGAAAACTGATGCGAGGATCAGACAGGAATTAAAAAATATAAAAGAGCAATTAGATATTTCTAATTCTGAATTAGCAAGACGGATTGGCGCTAAAGAGTATTACTTTTTAAAATTCATAAAAGGTCAAGCGAATTTAGGTGAAATTCTTTACTCGAAAATAATGAAATACTTTGAAGCTATTGAGTCTAATTTAGTTAAAGAGATAAAAGAAGAAAAATTACAAGAACAAGTAAAATGTGAAATGGAAAAAGAACGAAAAAATGAATTGAGGTTGATCTCTAAGATGATAGCAGAAGAATTAAAACGCGAAGAACGTAGAAAGAAATTAGAAGAAAAAAGGTTGAGAGAGAGAAAACCGCATTTGTTCAATGTACCACAACCACCTTATAACAAAGGTGAATGGTGCGAACACTTAATGCAAAACGATGTATTTCCTAAAAAGGTGGCTAAATAATGAGAAATACACTAGGAGATTTAAACAACCATTTATTTGAGCAGCTAGAGAGATTGAACGATGATGATTTACAAGGTGATGATTTAAAGAGAGAGTTAGAACGTTCAAAAGCAGTAGCAACAATTGCTAAAGGTATTATTGATAATGGCAATTTAGTATTGGAAGCACAAAAATTTAATGATGATCGTCTGAATCTAGATGCTGATATGCCTAAGTTATTAAATGGTGGTGTTTAATGTGGTGCATAGATGGACGGAAGAAGAAAGACAGTTTTTAAGGGACAATGTAGACGGCACACCTATTCATGAGCTTACAAAGTTATTTAACGAGTATTTCAAAACTAACCTTAAATATGCCCAAGTAAGAGGAACAGTTAAACGAATGAAATTAAAATGTGGTATAAGTACTCAATTCAAGAAAGGTCACATAACATGGAATAAAGGTGTACCTATTTACAATAAGAAAACTGAACAAACGCAATTCAAAAAAGGGCATAAACCTAAGAATTACATGGATATTGGCACCGAAAGATTAAATGGTGATGGATACGTGATGATTAAAGTTTCAGATGAAGGAACTTATAGTGATAGATGGAAATTGAAGCATAAAGTGCTATGGGAAAAAGAGAATGGCGAAGTACCAAGAGGATATAACTTAATATTCTTAGACGGGAATAAGCTAAACAATAATTTGGATAACATTGCATTAGTTAAGCGCGGGGAGTTAACAAGACTAAACCATCAAAAGTTAATTAGTGATAACCCAGAAGTGACTAAAACAAGTATTAATTTAGTTAGGTTACAACAACTGGTATCGGAGAGAAAAGCATGATCCTATCCGACACGATAAATATTAGATACAAATATAACACTTGTGGGATGAACACAGTGGAAATGGCGCAGTTATTAAAGTATTGCGGATTTCGAGGATTCTTAAAGTCTGTGAATTCACGTAGCTTTATCGTAGCGGTATTGCCTAAGGATAAAGCACATAACATGAAGGTAATGGAGGGGTTAAGGAATGGTAAAGATCAAGCAAAAGAAACAACTAAACTTACCGCAGTTGATTGAGTGGGCGTGGGAGTCATGTTAAATATAGAAAAATTTATTGGTAATAAATACGGCAGATTAAAAATTGTATCACTAAACAGAACAGAAAAGTATGAGTATAAATCAAAAGGTGTAATAAAGTATAAAAATAAATATTTCGTTAATTGTATTTGTGATTGTGGAAAAGAAACTGATAAATCACTATCTAGTATAAGACAAGGTAGCACACGTAGTTGTGGATGTTTAAGTACTGAAAACAAAACATCTCACGGTATGAATAATACTAAATTAAATGGAGTTTGGAGAGACATGAAATACAGATGTAGTAATCCTAATAGTAAGTATTATAAAAATTACGGTGGTAGAGGTATTAGAGTGTGTAATCAGTGGAACGAGTTTGAAGGGTTTTATAAATGGTCTATAGACAACGGTTATGAAGAAGGGTTGTCTATAGATAGGATTGATAGTAATGGGGATTATAAACCTAGTAATTGCAGGTGGGTAGACATGAAAATCCAACAAAGAAACAGAGGGAATAATAGAAAAATAGAATATGATAATAAAAATTTGTGCTTAACTGAATGGTCTGAAATCACTGGATTACATGCTAAAACCATAGCATATAGATTAAATAGTGGATGGAGCATTGAAGATGCTTTAACAAAGCCAAAAGGTAAGTATAAAAAATAATGAAAGGTCTGGTCGAGTAGATGAACGCCATTAAAATATACCCTAAAAAAGGAGAACCTTATTATTTTCAAAAAATGATAGGAAAACGAGCGATAAAAGGTACACACAGTTTAAAGCATGCAACTAGGCTATACGCTAATGAAAGTAGAGGAATAGTTAGGAATTTATGTAAATGGATAGATTGTTATGTTTTAACATATATTGATTTTGACGAACAACTATTATTAGCACATTAAAAGGAGTGATGGCGAGTGTTTAATTTTTGGAAAATGACTTACGAAGCAGTTAAGAAACAACGTGACCAATACAAAGCAGAAAATGAAAAGTTACGTGAGCGTAATAAAGAATTAGAAAAACGTTGTAACCAAAAACTAAGAAGATACTTAAGAGGTGGCTTACAACAAAGGAGAATAGTAGACCTAGAAAGTAAATACAACGATATGAAAGCAGAACGCGACACATTGATAGACGATTTGAAAGTGTTGAGAGAGAAAAATGAGAAGTTGGAAAGGGAGAAAAAAGATTTACATTTAGAAACGAACACATACTTTGATGAGCGTCTGGAAGCTATAGAAAAATACTTCACCCTAACCGACCACATACGTTTGAAAGCAAGTGCCAATCCTGGTGAACATAGATATATAGCGTTGGTAAATTTCATTGATAGATTGGAAAAGGGAGAGAGCGATACAACACATCATATCCCACATCTTACAAATATAAAGACAAATGAAAATATAGAAAAACCTATGGATTTTATTAAAAGAATTTCTAAGGAGCGTGAGTAAGATGGCGTATGAGTATGAGGAAGAAAATATTAGAACAGTAAGGTCTATTAACATACTGGCAGGTTCTAGCGATATCAGTAAACCTACAGACGAACTAAAAGAAGTCTATCGCAAAGCTAAGGCGTTTGATGAAATTGTAAACATAGACGACTACATTAAGTACCACGGTTTCTCTCTAAATGCGGAAGAATATGCAATAGCAGTAAACGAAATTATTAGTATATATATGGAGGATAAACAAAATGACTAACACAATTACAGTAGATCAGTTAAAAGAGTTATTACAAATACAAAAGGACTTTGACAGTAGAATACCGACACTTAATTTACAGGATAGCAAAGTAGCATATGTGGTTGAGTTCTTTGAATGGTTTAACACATTAGAAACGTTTAAGAACTGGAAGAAGAATCCAGGTAAGCCACTAGATGTACAGTTAGATGAATTGGCAGATATGTTGGCGTTTGGATTGAGTATTGCGAATCAACGTAAGTTTGATTATTATGATATCGAATTATTCTTTGAATCTTGGGATATGGAAGATTTTATAGTTGCGGACTACTTAACAAACCCATTAATGATTTACGACATGATGGAAGAATTTTACGATGAATTTACTTGTCATAGAGGATTAATAATCGTATTTAAAATAGCAGAACAATTATACACAATAGAGCAACTAATCACAGCATATAAAAAGAAAATGGAGCGAAATCATGCAAGGCAAGACGGAACAGCAGACAAAGACAAAGGCTACATCTGATAAAGACATACTACAAAAAGTTAAAGAGGTGTTGGGGAAATGACACAGTATTTAATTAGAACACTAACAGATTCAACCGGTTATACTTTCGTTGAAACGATTAAAGCACGGGAGAACGAATCGTTTCATGTTGTTGAGGCAGATAGTAAGGAAGATGCCGAGGAGAAATACAAAGCAATGGTCAGAGCTAAAGTTCTTCGACAGGTGATAAAAGATTTCAAAAACTTTAAAAACAATGTATTAAACAAGAAAGGACAGTGAGTGAATGAAGTCAATACTTAAAACATTACTTATACTAACTGTGTATGAATTAACAAAGTACGTTACTGAACAAATACTAATAAGTAAACTATCAATTGATGATATAGATAAAGCACCGATGGATTATGAGGTGAGTAAATAATGTTCTGGATCATAGCAGCGATATTACTTGGCGCAATTGCAGTGTTATCACTTATATATAATTCTATTAAAGATACTAAGATAGATGCACTGGAATATGAGGTGGCATACTTATTAGATATTATATTCAATGATAATGGTGATGTTGTATTGAGGTTGAAGGATAACGAATTAACGGATGAAGATATTAGAGAGATAAAAGATGCATGGGATAAACGTATAAAGTAGGTGGAGAGAATGACGTTTGGAGAAAATCTTAAAAATGTTAGAAAAGGTAAGAAATTGACACAATGCGATATGGCAAAACAGTTAGGCATATCTCAAAACTATTTGAGTGACATTGAAAATGATAATAGAGATATCAATATAAAAAGATTGATAGTGTTCGCCAATAAGTTAAACATATCCGTGAGTATGCTTATGAACGATAACATTAAATAACCTGGAGGTAACACATGTACACACCGAGCGAAGTTAAACAATTAATAACAGATTACCATTGGATGCGTAGACTTATAGACCATCAAGTATATGAATACGATAGTACCTCTACTGCACAGTATGGTATAGAATCAGCTATGCCTAAAGGACAAGGTGGTACAGGAGATAAGGTATTAGTAAGGGTAATAAAGAACGATAAAGATAGACGTAAGACACAAGAGCTTATAGAGAAGGTAGCATTCATTGATGACTATGAGCATGTGATTACTAACGATAAGAACTACCATATACTACAACTACTTAAACAGGGTGAGAGTATTACAGGCATAGAAGTATTGATGCGTATCAGTCGTAAGAATGTTTATACGCGTATAGGTGAGATAGTTAACGCCTATATGGAAGTTCAATAGACGGGTACAGATTACACACTTTACACACTTTACACAGTATTATTATTACGGGTATTTATTTTATATAATGTACCTATGGGGTAACAATTACTATATTATATCTTGGCACATCATTAAGTTGATGTGTCTTTTTGTATCTCAAACATTATCATTCACAACATAAGCTCAAACAATTTATCTTATTAACTTATATGAATGTGAATCATAATGATTAACTAATCAATCAACATAATAACTTAAAAGGTTTAATCAGTTTAAGAGATTGATGTGAACAAACAATTATATATTAAGTTGATTATTAAGAATAAAGACAAAATGAATTGTGTTATTTTTTCGTCGAAATAATTTATGTTTGTTTTGTCTTTTCTTTTTTTATTATTGAAACTAAATTAATTATTTTAATTATAAATATAAATGAAAGAAGATGATTCAATTGTCTTTCATAGAACCAAAGATTCGTTTAGGTAATAAGACGATGACACAAGACGAATACAATGCACAAAGGGAACGCAAAAGGCAACAGAATGCTGCAAGGTATAACAGTAACGTTAGGTTCACTGTGGATAAGCAGTATAGCGACTTCTATAAGTCTAGTGCATGGCGTAGAGTGCGTAAGCAAGTGCTATTACGTGATAAGTACATGTGTCAGTCGTGTTTGCGTAAAGGAATGGTTAAATCTATTGATGGAAATGAAAGGTTCTTTGTCCATCATATAGTCGAGCTTAAAGATGACTGGGAGTTACGTTTAAATACGGGTAATCTTGAGACAGTATGTGCTACGTGCCACATAGAGAGCCATAGAGCCACAAGATAAAGGGGAGGGTCGAGTTGACGCCCTTTGTTTTAAGATATCGTATAATCGTTCGATCAGGTAAACGTAACCAAACTCCCAAAACCACTTAGTCGAATATAGCCGAAATGGAGGTGTTTTAAGTGGCTAGACCAAAAAAACTAAACGCAACAAAGCAAGGACATAGAACAAAAGAAGAATTAGCAGAAGCAGAGCTACAAGAAAATGGATTAGAACAATTTAAAAAATTAAATATTGATTCTACGCCAAAAGAATTAAAAGGTATTGCTCAAAAAGAGTGGATTAGAGTAGTTCCTTTGCTTGAGCAACTACCAATTGCAGAGTTAGATCTCGACAGAGTTAAACGTTATTGCCAATTAGTAGGAATAACAGATGAAGCATACGAGCATGTGTCTAAATACGGTACGGTAAATAAAGAAGGTACTAAAAAAACACCTCAATTTCTAGTGTATTTAGATGGTTTAAGGGAGTTAAAGACAATCTGTGGTCAACTAGGTATGACAATTGATTCACGTATGCGCATTGTAGTACCACAAGAGAATGAAAAGAAACAATCTGTATACGATATGTTTGGTGTTGATGACGATGACTAGCGTTAAAATACCTAAATCATATGAAGAATTGTTAGATATACCCGATAAATACAAAGATGACGCTTATAAATATTGTGTCATGGTATTGTCGGGTACTTTTATTACCTGCAAAGATACTAGGTTAGCATGTGTAAGACATTTGAAAGATATCAAACGAAGTGTTGAAGATGAAACATTTGATTTTGAATATAAACCTAGTCGAGCTAAGAAAGTTATTAAGTTTATAGAATCATTACCAGATACAAAAGGTAAGTTTCATAAACTAGCACTATTCCAAAAATTCATTGTAGCTAGTGTGCGTGGTTGGTTTAGTAAAGCTGGTTATTTGAGATTTAAAAAGGCGTTTATATCATTAGCAAGAAAAGGGGGCAAGTCACTGCTAGTTAGTGGTCTTGTCCTCTACTCTTTCTTATTCGATAACGAACCAAGAGAAGGAAGACAGTTATTCACTGCTGCAAATGATAAGAAACAGGCTTCAATCGTATTCAACATGGTTGCTAAACAATTGATGTACTTTGTCTCCCAAGTACCAGAACTAAAACAAGACGTTAAAAAGGTTCGTGAGTTACTTCAAAACTTAAAAGATGGTTCATACGTTATGCCTTTATCAAGAGATACGGGTGCCGTTGACGGATTTGAGCCATTCTTAGCAGTAATTGATGAATATCATGCAGCCAAAACTAATGAAATGATTGAACTTATTCAATCTGGTCAAGGTAACCTACTACAATCAATGATTTTTATTATTTCTACTGCAGGTTTTAACCTCAATGCACCTATGTATACAGATGAATGGCCTTATGCAAAAGAAGTATTAGAAGAAAGTTATTCAGATGACGAGTATTTCGCAATTATCTTTGAACAAGACAATGAAGAAGAATGGCAAGATCGTTCTATGTGGGCAAAATCTAATCCACTTATTAATGAATCAGATGAATTAAAAGAACAAATTGAAACGTTTTTACAAAAGCGTGTAGATGAAGCGGTACAAAAAGGCACGATGTTTAAAGTTTTAGTTAAAAACTTCAATTATTGGATGCAAGCAAGTGAAGAATCCTATTTAAACTTTGAAGATTGGAAGAAAAATGAAGCTGATTTCAATATTAAAGGTACAAAAGTTTATATTGGGTTAGATTTATCGCGTGCAGATGATTTAACTGCTATATCTTTTATTCATTTAGATGAAGCAATTAAGCAATATTATGTTACTTCACATTCATTTGTAGGTACTAAGGGTGGATTACAAGGAAAGATTGATAGAGATTTAATTGATTATCGTCAAATAGAGCAACAAGGCTATTGTACGATATCAAATTTACAAAGTGGTCTCATTAATCCATTGCAAGTGCTTGATTACCTTGAGAATTATGTCCGCAATAATAATTTAGATGTACAAGCTATTTGTTATGATCCATACGCTATTCATTCGTACTTGCCAGAAATAGAAGCAAGAAATTGGCGTTATGAACTTATTGAAATAAGACAAGGTTTACAAACCTTATCTAATCCTAATATTGATTTTAGATTCAAAGTTATTAATGGTGAGATTAAGCATCATAAAAACCCATTACTTGATGTAGCAATTAAGAATGCAGTAGCAAAGAATGTTAATGATTCGGTAATGATTGAAAAGAAAATGAATCGTGAAAAGATTGACCCACTTATGGCTACTATATTTGCTTACGTTATTGCAAGCGAACATGAATGGGAGAAAAAACGAGCATTACCTATGTTCATTTAAGGGGAGTTAAATTATGGATAAATATATAAATATAATTATAGACAAAATTAATGGTGTAGTTATTTTAAGTTATGATTCACACATAATTGGAACAGAAGAAATAGAGCGATATCAAGAAGAAATAAAAAATGTTTATGATTACGAAATTATTATTGTGCCTAATGCTAATGTACAAGTTTTATAACGTCTGTTTTAACTCAATTTAAGGGGGTGTATGTGTGAAGTTAACCAAAGATATATTAGTTATCCTAATCGTACTTATAGGCGTCGTATCAATCGCTTATGGTGCTTATTTAGCGTGGCAACCTCTAGGTTTTATTATAGGAGGTTTTCTTATAGTCAGTTTAGCAATGTTGGTTGACCAACCTTTAAGAAAAGGGGGTGAAAATAAACAATGAGTATATTTAATTTAAATGGTTTTAAAAGAAGTAATGACGTAACTATTGATAAAAATACGCTAAGAATGCTAACTGAAGCTAATGGCATGGGAAGTGTAACTTGGTCTGGTATTTCAGCTTTGAAAAATAGCGATATATTCACTGCAATTGATATTATCTCGAAAGATATAGCATCAACAAGTATTAAGTTTAATGATCGTGACAATTATTTAGACGCTGATAAGAAAATACTTAAGTTATTGAATAAGCGACCGAATCCATATTTAGATGCATGGCATTTTAAGTACATTATTGTGGCTAATATGCTTTTGAATGGTAATTCATATATTGAGATTGTGCGTAACGAAAAAGGAGAACCTATTGAACTCTATCACATGCAAAATAGTGCAACTTCTATTCAACAAGTAGATGACAAAATTAAGTATCACTATATTGATGAAATAAATGGTGCTGTTCAATTAGATGTGGAAGATGTTTTACATTTTAGAATGTTTTCGCTAGACGGTTTCAATGGTTATAGTCCTCTCTTCTCTCTAGCTAACGAGATAGGCATATCGATGGGAAGTAAACGTTTCTTAGACGACTTCTTTAAGAATGGTGGTACATCAACTGCCGTACTTAAATATATTGATGGTCGTTATTCAGACGAAGAATTAATTGAAATAAAGAAAAACTTTGAAAACAGTCAATTAAAAAACAACAATGGTTTGGTAATGCTTGATGACACGATGGACTTTAAACGTTTAGAAGTTCCAACCGAAGTATTAAATTTCTTAAATAGTTATAAGTTTAGTACACAACAGGTTGCTAAAGCGTTTGGATTACCAATGTCTAAGTTAGGTATCGAAACGGTTAATACATCACTTAAAGATTCAGGTATTGAGTATTATAGGAACACACTTTATCCAATATTCTCAATGATGAACGCAGAGATTGAAGAAAAATTATTCACACATGCACCATATGAAGTCACTCTAGATTATGATGTATCTCGTTTAATTGATAGTGATCCACAAGTTAAATTAGAGCGCGTAACACAACTGTTCCAGAAAAAAATAATGCTATTAAATGAAGCTAGAGCAGAATTTAATTTAGACCCTGTGCCTGGTGGCGATAAACCACTTGCTGACTTGAACAGTATTTACTTAGAGGACTTAGCTGGTTATCAAAACAGTAAGGTTCAGAAGAATGTTGATTCCCTACAAAAAGGGGGTGAACCAAGTGGCGAACAGTCAGATTGATACAGGTCAGCAAGAAATGGTTGTTGAAGGTTACGCAATTATATTCGATACATTGAGTGACGACTTAGGAGGGTTTAAAGAAATAATAAATCCGAATGCACTAAGCGAAGTAGATATATCGGATGTTAAATGTTTAATCAACCATGATTTCAATCAAGTTGTAGGGCGTACACAAGCCGAAACACTAGAACTATCTATTGATAGTAAGGGTCTTTATTTCAAATGTTTCTTACCTAATACATCATATGCTAGGGATATTTACGAAAATATAAAAGCTGGAAATGTAAATCAATGTAGTTTCTTTTTCACGCTCCCACCCGATGACGATATGGCAAGAACATGGTCGAATATAAACGGTGAATATGTACAAACTATTAATAAGATTGATGAATTGATTGAAGTAAGCATAGTAACAATACCAGCGTATCAAGAAACAACAGTTGCGGTTGGTCAAAGAGCAAAAGGGTTAGACAAATTTAAGCAGTTAGAACAAGTGAAGATTGAGATTGAATTAGAAGGCTTGCGTATTGATACGTAGGCTATTTTTTATGCCAATTTTTAACAAATCAAAGGAGTGAATTATTGTATGCCTACTTTACAAGAACAAGCAAAGTCAATTAACGATTTGATTGACCAAGCACAGTCTGCAGCTAACAAGGGCGATATTGAAAGCGCTCGTAAGTTGCAAGAAGAAATTACACAAGCAAAAGATGCTTACAACTCTGAAAAAGAAGTTGTTGATTCTATTTCAGCCGAAGAAAAAATAAGTGGCGATTCAGAAGCACCTAAAGAAACAACCGAAACAGAAGAAAAGAACGATAAGCCAGATGCTGAACCATCTGCAGAAGAAAAAGATGTCGAAGATAAACCGGAACCTAAAGCAGAAGAAACTGAAAAAACAGAAGCTCCGGTTGAAGAAAAAGCACCGGAAGAATTAGACGAAGAAAAGAAAAAGAAACTAGGGGGCAAACGTTCAATGGCTAGACAAATTTTAGAAAGCAAAGAGAACAAATTTTCGAAGGAAGCAGAAGCGTTTTTAAAGTACGTACAATCTAAAGGTGCGCAACGTGACAACGTAACATCTGTGGAAGCTCAACCAATCATTCCAGAAGATATTAAATATCAACCAGAAGAATTACCAGAAACATTCGTTGACTTAAAAAAATTCGTTAACGTACAACCAGTAACAACAGCGTCTGGATCACACCCAATTTCAAATCCAGCACAAGAAACAATGGTAAGTGTGGAAGAATTAGCTGAGAACCCAGAATTAGCTTCTCCAAAATTCACTGATATTGATTACAAAGTAAAAACATATCGTGGACAAATTCCAGTGTCACAAGAAGCACTTGACGATTCAGAAGCTAACCTAGCTAATATCATTGCTAAAAATAATGCACGCCAAGCAGTAAACACTACAAATAAATATATTGCTGATGTAATGAAATCATTTGAAGCAGTAGATACTGCTGATTTAGACGACATTAAACAAATTATTAATGTTGATATTGACCCAGCTTACAACCTTTCATTAGTTGTATCGCAATCATTCTACCAAGCGTTAGATACGTTGAAAGATAAAAACGGACAATATCTATTAAAACAAGATATCACAAGTGTTACTGGCACAGTATTATTTGGTCGTCCGGTATTCATTATTAAAGATGAATTGTTTGGAGCTAAAGGCGATAAAAAAGCATTTATTGGCGACTTAAACTATGCAGTATTCTTTGCAGACCGTAAACAAGCGTCAGTTAAATGGGTAGAAAATGAAATTTATGGTCAGATTTTAGCAGCTTATATGCGTTTCGATGTTAAAAAAGGTGTAGAAGAAGCAGGTCGTTTCTTAACTTACACAGGTACAGCAGGCGATGTAGTTACACCCTAATGCACCCCAAAAAGTCGAAGTCAGTGTAAACAGTAAATCTGCATCTATTTCGGCAGAATAGGGGTGAAACGTGTGTATGAACTTACGTTAGAAAACATTAAGAACGCTATACGTGTAGATCATGATTTTGATGATAACGAAATACAATATCTTTATTTACCCACTGCAAAACGACAAGTTAAAGGAGCAGTAACAGATGACGAAGGCTTTTACACATCAAACGATGAAGTAACAAGCCTTTTTAATTTGGCTGTTATTAATCATTTAGCGCATCATTATGAAAATCGTTCTACAACAACGCAATTTGAGAAAGTCGAGATATCACAATCATCACTTGCGTTAATACAAACGTTAAGAGGTGAGTATGCAAAATGGAAATCGGCAAACTCAAACACAGAATAAAGATTTATAAAGTTGAAAACGTAATTAATGATGAAGGTGGAACAGAAAAGCTACCAACTACTATTGCCACTCCATTTTGTGAAGTATCAAAAACTACTATTAAAGAATTTAGAGTTGAGGACTTAGACACAAGACGAGAAACAATAGTATTTATCATTCGTTATCGACAAAAAGTAGATATACATTCGGGGCTATTTGTGGAATTTAAAGGCAAGCAATATGAAATCAAAACTATTGAAACGGACTTTCAAGACATGGAAAGACAACAGTTGAAATGTGAGGTGGTTGAATAATGGCTAAAAGAACGGATTATGACAGTGATAAAGATATATCAGATAAATTAAATAAACTGATTTTTCAAAGTGAAAAAGAAGCGAAGAAAGCAGTTAATGACGTGGTTAAATATTATGAATTTAATTTATTTATGAACACGCCAACAGCAAAAAGAAAAACACATTTAGCGCATGCAAGGGATGTTATAAAATCTACAAATTTCTTAAGAGATAGACCTTATCCAGTAAAAGAAGTTGGTTATGATAAAGCTCGTACTCGTAAAGATGCAGCTTGGTATATCCATTTTCCTGATGTTGGTACTGATCCATCGAATAGAACTGTTGGACAACCACCACAGCACTTTTTACGTAAAACTCACGAGATGACTAAACCAATTGCTTTACAGATATATAGTAACGCATTAAGGAAGACATTAGACATTGACTAGACACCCTATTGTACGTATGTGGGACGTATTACGTAAAGATGAACAACTGATATCCATGATGAACGAAGTTCGTAAAACAAGCGCTAAACAGCCTTTAATATACACATTTGAAATACCCGAATCATATCAAAAAACAGAAGAAGCACCATTCATGCGCTTAACAGAAATCATGAATGGAAATGCATTAGAAAACGATGGTGGCAGTAGTCATTATCGTTATTTATTTGCCGTTGAAACCTTTAGTAAATCAATCAATGACGTTCATTCAATTAATGAGCGTGTGGTTGAAATTATTGAAGATATCAACGGCATTTGTTTTGAACGAGAGCTTAGCAGAGATGAAGAATTCAATCTTTATAACCAAATGCTTAGCTTCAACATTATTTTAACTAAAAAGGAGCAATAAACTATGGCAGATAAAAAAGTAGCAATTACATGTGAGGGTTTTAAAGCACGTCGTCAAGAAGGTAATGGATTCGAAGCTGGTGAGTTACAAGATGTACCAGGATTACAAGAAATTGAATTAGAACTTGAACAAGGTAACGAACCTGTATATGCAGATGGTGTTAAAAAGTTCAGTTTATTCAGTGGTATTACTGGTGCAACTTTAACTACTACTTTAATGGAATTATCAAAAGCTGAACGCACAATGTTCTTGGGAGTAAAAGTAGAAAACGGTATGGAAATTTATACATCTGATATGGTTCCTCCTTACGTTTCGGCTTCATGGAAATATCGTTGTAATGATGGTTCGTACATTCATTACGGATTAGTTCGTGGAAACTTCAATATTCCTGGAACAAGTGGTTCTACTATGGAAGATTCACCAGAACAACAAGACCAAGTGGAAATGGAAGGATCATTCATGCAACGTAGCTCAAAAGATAAAACTGTGTATGTACGTATTCATGATGGCGACCCAGAATTCCCAGGAGAAGAAGAATTTTTAAACTTCATTCACGGTACAGAAACATCTGAACCGACTGAACCTGTTACACCCTAAAACTCCCCAAACGGTAGAAGTAGCAGTAGATACTAATTCTGCTGCGATTTCTGCTCAATAGGGGCGTTAAAACAAAAAGGGAGGATAAAAAATGGCAGATACATTAAATGTTTATAAAGGTGCAAATATTGTAAGTAGTGCAGATTATGTAGATGGTAAGGCAACTGTAAGTATTGATGGATTAGAAGCTAATACAGATTATGCAGTAGGTACTTATCAAGTATCAAGAAAGAATGAAAATGGAGAATCTTCAAAAGTAGATGTTCCAGCTTTCAAAACAAAACCAATAGTAGTGACTGGAGTCAAATTAGATCAAACAGCATTAACTATTGATGTGGGAAGTACGGCAACATTAGTGGCAACAGTATCTCCAACAACTGCTACTGATAAATCTACAACTTATGCTTCTTCTGATGAAGCAGTAGCCACTGTGGACAACAAAGGTGTAGTAACTGCAATCAGTGCAGGCACAACTGATATTACAGTAACAACTACAGACGGTTCTAAAACTGCTGTGGCAACAGTAACGGTCTCAGAGGTTACTCCGGAAGAACCAGCAGACGTAAACGTTACACCAAATGAAACAGATGCTGATGTGTCAGCACAATAATTGATTTATGGCGACTTTAATAGGTCGCCTATTTTTGTATACAAAAATAACTAACAAGGAGCTTATATAAATATGGCAAAAGTAACTTTAAAAATCGATGGTAAGAACAAGGTTTTCTCTAAAGATAAATTGAATTTAGGTGCAATGAAAGCACAGGCAGAATTTGAACAATATATTCAAGAAGGTAATAAAGCATTTGGTAAATTCCAGAAATTCACTAGAGATAATAAAGAGTTTGTGAAAGCTGAACAAGAATACGCTAAGAAAGTTGAAGAAGCTGAAACAGATGCAGAAATCGAAGAAGCTAACAAACTTTCAGAAGAACTAGAAAATATGGAAGGTTATCAAGAATACGTTAAAAGAGCCGAAGAACTAGCAGAAGAAATTGAAAATGAATCTATTGACGGTGTTCAAATTTATGATGAATTCGCTGAATTATTAGTAAAAGTATTTGATGAAAAATTCACAGTTGATGAAGTTTTTGAAGGCTTAGAATTCGAAGGTGGAATTGAAGATATCTATTTAGAAATTTTTGCTAATAACAAATCGGGAAAGCAGACGAAAAAAGCGAGTACAACAAAGACAAAACAGCCGACGAAGTCTTAGAAGATATCTACGAAGTATATCGTGATTTCATTGAGAACGCTCAATACAAACCACATGAAGTTGACCAAATAATTATGGAGGACCTCAACAAATACTTCTCTACTAAAAAACGTAAGAAAAAAGCATCTAAAGTCGCTAAATCTGGTGCATTAAGCCCTGAACAAATGATGGCGATGCTATAACAAAGGTGGTGAGATAATGGCAGATTTTAATCTGGGAGCAGAGGTCTCAATGGATGTCGACCCTATTAAAGCCTCCAAAACGACATTAGAAAAGAACTTAAAAGATATAAACAAGTCTTTAAAAAATCAACGTAAAGAGTTTAAACAAAATGAACTTAGTGCAGAAGGATTGGCGAATAGAGAAAAAGAATTAGGTAGAGCAGTTAAACTTCAAGAAGGTTTGTTGAAACAACGTAAAAATACGTTGGATGATTTAGAAAGACAAATGAAAGAAAGTAATAAAGTTACTGATGAACAAAAATTAAAACTTCAAAATGCAAGTCGTGCAGTACAACAAGCAGAAAATCAATTAAGTGGTTATAATAGCGAACTGAAACAAACGCAAACATCACAAAAACTATTAGGTCGTTCCACTGATACAGTTAAAAATAGTTTAGGACAATTAAGAAATGAAGCAAAACTAACAGAAACGAGATTTAAACAGTCTGGTAAAACTGTGGAAGGTTACAAAGGCCATCTTGACCAATTAAATTACACGATGAAAAAGCAAAAAGCACATATGGATTTGCTTAAAGGTAATTTAAAAGAACTCGAGAGAGCGCAACAAGGTGGTAGTCGTTCTGCTACTAAATTGCGTAACGATATTGCTAAAGAAGCAATAGCTTTCCAAGTACTGCAAGGTCGCATTGATGAAACTACCGACGAGTTGAAAGAGTATCAACGTCAACAAAGATTAATGGGTACCATGACTAATGCTTGGGAAGGCGCAAGAGGTTCAATGGATCGTATCGCTACCACTTTGCGAAGTTTAGGAGAATTAACACAAGGCGTTGTTGGTGGTGTTATGGTTACTAACTTTTCTGCATTAGTACCAATCATGGGTTCAGTTATTAGCTTAGGTGCCGGAATAGGTGGCATGTTAGTCGCTTTAACTGGTGGCGCAGTTGGTATGGGTGGCGCATTTGCTATTGCAGGTGTCGGCGTACAAGCTTTCGCAGGTCAAGCAGTATATGCTTTGAAAATGTTAGAAGATGGACAATTAAAAGTCACTAATGAAGTTAAGAGTTATCAGACTGCATTAAGTGGCTTAAAAACATCTTGGGAAGATTTAATTAAACAAAATCAAGCGTCCATTTTCAATACTATGACGAATGGTATTAATACTGCTAAACATGCATTAACCACACTGAATCCTTTTCTAACACAAACTGCTAAACAAATAGAAACAGCAAGTGGTCAAATGTTAAATTGGGCTAAAACTTCATCTAATGCTAAAAAGGCTTTTGACATATTAAACACACAAGGACCTAAGATTTTCCAAAGTTTATTAAATGCAACGCGTAGTTTTGTTAATGGTTCAACTGCCATGTTCAATAAGTTGAGTCCTTTATATACATGGGCTGCTCAAGGTTTTGCGAATATGGGTAAAGCTTTTGATAATTGGGCGAATTCAGTACAAGGATCTAAAGCGATAAATGGATTTGTTGAATATACAAAGACTAACTTACCTATTGTGGGCAGTATCTTTGGAAATATATTCAGTGGAATTATAAATTTATTTCAAGCATTTAGTGGCCATTCGCATAACGTGTTATTAGGTATACAAAGTGTTACAAAAGGATTCGCAGACTGGTCAGAAGGAATAAAGAAATCAGATGGTTTCCAAAAATTTGTTGAGTATTTAGAAGTTAATGGTCCGAAAGTATGGGCGTTAATTAAAAATATAACACAAACATTGTGGGGATTAGCTAAAGGGATGGCTCCTGTTGGTTCTGCAGTATTAAGTATAAGTGGTGCATTCTTTAAATGGACTGCAACTATGACTAATGCACATCCTATGATTGGAAAAATACTGGGATTAGTCACTGCATTTGGTGGCGCTGCTTTATTAGCCGCTAAGCCAATACTTTTATTAAGTGGTGCTTTAAAAGGTGCTACTGGTGCTACTACATTATTTGGGAATGCTGGTGCTATAGCTGCTGCTAAAACTAAAATAGCGAATACAGCTACGAAAATATGGACTGGTACAACAACTTTATTGACTACTGCCATGAAAGTAGCTAGAGGGCAAATAGCATTACAAACTGTTCTCACTGGTAAATATTCAACAGCTACTAAGTTAGCAGCAATAGCGAGCAAAGGATTAGGATTGGCAATAAGATTTATGACTGGACCAGTTGGCATCGTTATAACGGCCATCGGTTTATTTGTTGCTGCGATCATTCACTTGTGGAAAACAAATGCTACCTTCCGTAAGAATGTAATAGGTGCATGGAACGCTATTAAAAAAGGTGCAGTAGCCATTTTTGGTGCTATTAAAAAGACTGTTATTACAATATGGAATGGAATAGTTAAAGGTGTAATGTTTGTAGTTAAGAATTGGAAGAAAATTCTATTTGCACAATTTTACATTATGAAAGCCGTTATCCCTAAAGTGTTCCGATTTATTAAAGCTTCGGCTATAAAAATTTGGACATCATTAAAAAAAGGTGTAGTACGTTTAGCAAAACTATTGTACACAGGTGTTACTAATTATTTTAAATTAGTGAGAAAAGTAAATACAGTGATATTCAATGCTGTTAAAAACTTTGCTTTGAAAATATGGACCACTATTAAAAATGGTGTAGTATCACGTGCTAAATCATTATGGAACGGCGTTAAAAAATTCTGGAATAATTTAAAAACTGGAACAAAAGTTATTTTTAATGCAGTTAAAAACTTTGCACTGAAATTGTGGTCCAATATAAAAAACGGTGTTACTTCAAGAGCTAAAAAATTATGGACAGGTGTTAAAAACACTTGGAATACACTCAAAAAAGGAACGTCTAACATCTTTAAAGCTGTTGGAAAATTCATGAGTGATAAATGGAACAGTATCAAAAAAGGAACTATAAATAAAGCTAAAGCTGCATGGTCTGGTGTGAAAGGAACATGGAGTAAATTGAGCAAAGGCACTCGAAATACAATGAGTTCCGTTGGAAAATTTATGGGTTCCAAATGGACAAGTATTAAATCCGGAACAGTTAAAAAATCAAAAGCATTATGGTCGGGCGTTAAGGGTGCTTGGGGTTCACTTAATAAAGGTACTCACTCAACTATGAACACTGTTGGTGGATTTATGAGTAAGAAATGGAAAAGTATTAAAAAAGGAACAGTAGGAATTGTTACTGGATTAAAAGACAAAGTAACTAGCATCATGGGTAAAATGGGCGACGGTATTAATAAAGTAGTTGGTAAAATTAAAGGATTCTTTACCGGCATGATTGATAAAGTCAAAGGTGGATTAAATAAACTTATAAAAGGTGTTAACTGGGTCGGTGGAAAACTTGGAATGGATAAACTTCCAAAAGTTAAGTTCCACACTGGTACAACACATACTACTACTAATTTAGTTAAGAATGGCAAAATTGCTAAAGATACTATGGCAACTGTGGGAGACAAAGGTAAAGGTAATGGTCCAGGAGGATTCAGACACGAAACAATCATTCCACCTAAAGGAAAACCATTTATCACACCAGCTAGAGATACTACAATGCCAATTAGTAAAGGTACTGCTATTTTAAATGGTGCACAAACACATGCTATGTTAAGCAGCGGTAATTCAGAATTTTCAACAGGTACTATACCTCGATTCGCTAGTGGTTCAATGTTTAATTTACTAGGTGGTGGTAAGAAAGGTAAAAAACATAAACATGGCGATGATTTAGTTGGAGATATGATCGACGGTGGTAAAGCTATAACCGGTAAAGTTGTAGCTGGTGGTAAAGCGATACTAAGTAAAACGGTTGAAACTGCAGCTAAAGGAAAAGATTGGTTTAAAGAAAAAATTGGTGATGTGCAAGATTGGATAGAGAAGCCAGGTAAATTACTTAATAAAGTTCTTGAAGGTTTTGGAATGGATTTCAATTCATTTGGCATTGGAAAAGCTGCAGAATTACCTTACAACATGATGAAAGGTGCTTATAAGAAACTTAAAGAGAGTGCTGTAGAAACTTTTAAAAGGTTGTTTGAAGAACAAGGTGGAGATGGCGACGGTGGTTACATCGATTTATCTAAAGGTATTAACTTTGGATTTGCTCGTACTGCTGCTGATGCTGCACGAATGGGATACCCGTTCCCAATGGCCCATCATGGATTGGATATTAATTATAAGTCCGGTAGTAAGCTATACTCTACTTTGAATGGCGTTGCAAAAGGTATTCCAGATGATAATTCTGGTTTCGGTAATCACATGCAAATTGAAAGTGGACCATTAACAGCTATTTATGGACATATGAGGAAGTTGGCTTGGAAAGGTAACAAAAAAGTAAAACCAGGTGATTATCTTGGAGACTCTGGTGGAGCGTTATCAGATCCTGGACACGGACAAAGTACCGGAGCGCATTTACATTATGAGATGCACAGAAACGGTCAACCATTTGATCCAACAAATTGGTTGAAAGAACATAACGGTGGAGGTAGTAAATCAGGTAAGAAATGGGCTTCTACTATCAAAAAAGCTTTAGCGATGAATGGAATGCCAACATCTGCTGCATATGTAAACGCTTGGGCTAGACAGATTGATTCAGAATCTGGTGGTAATCCTAAAGCAGTGCAAGGTGGCTATGTTGATGCAAATACAGGTGGTAATGAAGCTAAAGGACTTGTGCAAGTAGCTAAGGGCACATTTAATCAATATAAACGTAAAGGTCATAGCAACATATTTAATCCTTTAGATAACTTATTAGCTGGTATTGCATACGCTAAGTCAAGATACGGTAAATCTGGTATGTTAGGCGTTATTGGTCACGGACATGGATATGCCAAAGGTACTAACAGTGCAACGGCAGGTATGGCTCAAGTATTTGAAAAAGGTGGAGAAATCATGAAAATGCGTGGTGGCGAAACTGTTATTCCTAATGACGTTTCAATCCAAGCATTTAAACAGATTGCGTCAAGCGACATCTTCAACCGTACACAAACAGCTGTGTATGACGCTATTAGCCAATATGCAGACCAGTTGAGAGAGAAACAACAAGTGGCTACACGTGAACAACAAGAATTACAACGTTTATCACAAGTCAATGTGGACATTCAAGAACAAAACAGTATATTGAAAGAAATGTTATATACTATGCAAGATTTAGTAATGTCTAGTAGAAATAACGAGAAGTGGAACGCTCAAACTGCTAATAAGAGTAACGCAATGGGCTGGGATAAAGTAGAAGGTATGACAAGTAAAAAGCAAGGTAGACGTATCCAAAATATGGGATACGGTAACGGAGGTGCATTTATCTAATGAAAAAGTGGGTTAAAATGATAACCGATAATGGTACAACTGATTTAACTGATATAGACGGGTTAATGTATCTCGATTTTAAAGAGGAAGATGTAGAAAATAGAATTAATTTGCAAGAAATAAGTGGTGTAGACGGTGGGCTATTAAGTCCCATCTCGTTTGCACCATTTAACTTAATATTGCGTTTTGTTTATTCTGGTGTTGATGTTACTGACTACCATTTATTGAAGAAACAATTAAGGAGTATGCTATATAGTCGTACTCCTTTTTATATTGTTCATTCAGATATGCCTGGTATGAAGTATGCAGTTATTACAGATAGCACAGCTATTGAAGATGTATATGGTCGCAATGGCACTTTTGAAATAACATTCACAGTGTACAAGGGTTATTCCGAGTCACTTTACGAAACTGATCAGTATGATAAAACTTCTGATAAATGGCAATTCGGTAATGGGTTATTAGTGAATGATGATATTAAATATAAACACGATACGACGAGTTTTAAAATATTCAACGGTTCATCTGATACAATCGCACCATTTCCGCATAGACATAAGTTAATCATTAAACTTAACGTCAATGCACCTAAAGGGTTTAAACTAATTAATCGTACAACAGGTGATGTATTTGAATATAAGAAAACTATCACTAAAAGCAAACAAATCATTATCAATGGGATATATCCAACAATAGATGGTAAACGTGTCGGCATAGATACGAATCGTGAATGGCTAAAACTAACACCTGGATATAACGATATTGAAATAATCGGAACGGATATAACAGAGCCGACTGCTGAATTTATATTCCCGTTTATTTATAGGTAGGTGGTTAAATGGATAATTTAATTATTACCAATAGTGCTAACACATTTTCGGAATTGTTAATTGATTACGATTTATCATCATTCAAATATGAACGTGAACAAAATGCAAGCCGTTCTATATCGTTTACTGCGTTCAAGACAAGTTATGCATCAGATATATATGATCTGATACAAAATGAGGCTATTTTATTATGGCGTGGTCAACAATATGTGATTAAAACGACTGATCCAAAAAGTGATAACGTTACATTGACTAACGATGTTGTAGCACATCATATTATGTATGAATTTCAGAATCACTATATCGACAAAGACTTGGAATCAGAAGAGATGAATAACGACAGTGATGAAGAATTACCGTCGCCAACATGGACGTTAGAACAATATTTAGACTTTGGTTTCAAAGGAAACAAACTAGATTACTCATATAAAATTGTTGGCAAGTTTGACCAACGTATAGCAATTGATGAAGTTGGCGATAAAAACGGTATAGAGTTTCTAGTCGAAGGCGCTGAGCTATTCGGATATATCTTTCATGCTGATAATAAAACAATCTATATCTATGATGAAGATAGTAACTACAAAACGTCTGATGTTGAGTTAATCGGTGGATATAACGTAGACGAGGCATCAGTATCGGTTAATACACAAGAACAAAAAACAGTCATAAAAGGTTATGGCAAAAAGAAAACTAAGACTGAGACAAAGAATTACAGTCCATTTAAGCCACCTAGCTTAACGTATAACGGTACATTCTTCAAAGAGGGTACTTGGCGTACACAAGTAGTTGGTGCAAGCTACGAGAAACGTTTTGAGTGCAAATGGGGTAACGAAACTCTTACATGGTCACTTAAAAAACTATCTCGTGGAGGTTTGTTAGATGTCTATTTAGATAATGAGTTGATTGGTCGTTATAGTTGTTACAGCCATACAGCACGTTCTGAACAAATTGTGATTGCTCGTAATTTGAGTAAAGGTTGGCATACATTCAAAGCAGTACATCGTGGTGCAGACCCTAATGTTAAAGAGTATAAAACAGCGCCAGCAATGTATGTTGGTACTGAAAAGTCTACAACGTTAAACTTAACAGCAGTGTTGAAGGGTGAGGACTTATACCATGTGAGTGATACTTATTACTCGCCATATTATGATAAGAATAACCCTAAACAAGCTGCAACAATCTATGATGATAATATTCTTGACAAAGCAGAATTACGCAAGAGACTGATTCAAGAATTAAACGATGAGCCTGTTGTTGAGTTATCTACTAACTATTTAGATACCGAACAAATCACTGAACGTGATCTCGTTTATTTTAAACACACTGGTTTAGGCTTTGACACCATGTTGAAAGTCATCAAAATTACAGAATCACATCCGTTATTGAACTTACCAGTTGAAGTAGATTTCAGCAACAAGAAGACTGATATCATTAAGATACAACAAGCAATCAATAAACGTATAAAAAATGTAGATAAACAAATCAAGTCGGGTACACTAGGTGGCTCGACTTTTGTTATGCCTAATTTATATTCAGACAGTGTAGGGGTGGTGTTATTAGATGGCTGAAATTAATATCAGATATCTTCAAGATACTGATGGGGACAGATATTTCCCTATGACACATGTGGACGCCATACTAGGTTTAGAAGAATTTGATAATGGCGATGATATTAGTAATTTAAATGTACTAATAAAAAACCTTAATACAGATATATCAATAATTAATTCTAGTATGACTGACATTTCAGTATTAGTTAATAACCAAAAAACTGAAATTGATAACCTCAAAACACAAATAGATACTGCTAACACTGAAATAGATAATTTGAAACAACGAATAGAGATTTTAGAAAACAAGGAGGTTGTAACTGATGAACCTATTTAAAAATTTAGGTGTGAGTTTAGGTCAAACGTTTAGAAGAAGAATAATCGAAAATTTTTATACGATAGAAAAACATGTTAATAATGTATTAAATTCTATTGATAAGCACCAAACGACTGATGAAAATGCACATCATTCTAAACAAATTACACACCAAAATTGGACGGTTGAAGATGAATTGGACTACCAATGGGAAGTGAAAGACAATTTAGTTATTGGTGCAAATGGTGACGGTATAGCAGAAACGAAAGAATCGCGTACAGCAGTAACAGATAAAGTATCTTATCCAACTTTGAACAATCGTTTAAAACAAGATTTTTTATATTTACTGAAAAATGATGAAGATATTGTGAAAGAGTTAAATGAATTCAAAGAACAAACAAATCACAATTTATCTTTAATTGATAACCCTTTGGATAGACTTAATTATCAAAGAGGAATTGGCAAAGTAAGTATCCTAGGTAAAGACGGAATTTCATTTGTTCAAGCGGTAGCAGTTGTACAAGAGAAAAATGAGTTATATGTGTTGAGAAAAGATAATAAGTTAGCTAGTAGTAATATTACCAGATATAAACTTAGCACTTTAGAAGAGATTGACTATAGAGTTATTAAATTAAATACTAGTAGTGCTTATAATGAAGGGTTACCTCATTTCATTAATAAAGATGGTGATCTTTGTTTTGTTTTGAGAACTAGTTACGATCAATTAGCGTGTATATATAATTATACTAATGATTATAAACATAAAGATATGGAATTACCTGGTAGTAGTAAACATGGGACGGATAGAAACAAAAAATATTACTACACAAATTTCGGTGATGCGACCGAAACGTTTGGTATTTATCTTTATGATTTTGAATCCGTTCAAGCTATGAATCCTAAACTAATTAGAACAATAAGATTTGACTCATCGGTAACGTATGATGAAAAAATACAAAGTATATCTATGGTGAACAATCATTTTGTACTAACACAAGGTAAAACACAACCTAAAATAACAACGTTAAATATGAATGGTACACCCGTCAAAAGCATTGCGATAAGTAAGTATAGCATACAGGACATGTTGGCAGAAACACTAGAAGATAGCAGTTTAAATTATTCTCCTGTTGAATACGAAGCAGAGGGGTCAGACGTTTATATAGGAGATGATGGACATGAGTACTTAATTCAAATGCACTTATTACCTCAATCTGGAAATGCTTTCTTAACTATTGTTGGTGAAAGAAATGGTGTCGTAGTAGATATAGATGAGGATAGTACTAATACTATCGTTTCAAAATGGAAGTTTGTTAAGGATTTAAAAAACGACACTAAACCATACTCTAATTATTGGTGGGAACACCCACAATATATGATAGATAAAGACGGTTTTATAACACTTAGAGGCGTTTGTACTTATAACCGTCGAGATAGAAGTGAAGAGTGGACTGAGATGAATAAAGTATTGTTCACTTTACCATATCCTTACGCTAATTACACCAACCAATTTTTCAAATCAGTGGCAGGTGGTAATCCAGACAAAAGCAATCGTATTATGATTAGCCGTAATGCCGATACTGGTTTGACAGAAGTAATCCTTGTTGCTACATCAGACAATTCAGAAAAACCGTTTTGCGTACTTGATGGAATTAGATTTTATTCAGAAACAAGATTAGAAAGAACGGAGTTGAATTAATGTGGGATTAAATAAAATAGCGAAAATTAATTTAGATACAACAGCTTATTATCAAAAGTTATTAAATACTAACGTTATGGTATACAGTAATGATAAAAACACTTCTATATTAAGATTTCCAATCACTAGAAATGGTAATGTAGTTCCTTTAAGTGAAGTTAACGAAGATGTTTATATTACTATCATCACGCCAGATGGTTCTAAAAAAGTAGATTATTTGGAATTTGACGATAGATTAAATGGCATTTTGACTTACACGATACCGGATGATGTACTTGCACATCCTGGTGTACATCAGGCACAAGTGTATATAAGTGTTAAAGGTTTTAAAGACATTGTGGTAGAACGTAAATTCACCTTTACTATTGAAGATGATTTAATTAATCAAATTGATGCAGATACCAAACTAAGTTATATAAGAATGTTTGATGATTTACATGTAGTTATACAACAACGTGTGGTAGATATAGAAAATGCAATCAAAAACTCTAAAGACTATGTTACACAAATCGTAAGTGCTAGAGACGAAGCATATGAAGATATTACAGTTTTAGTTAATCAAACAAAACAAGAAATCAAAACAATTATTGACGAGTACAAAACAAATATTTTGAATGCACTAAATAATAGTGAAAAAACAATTGAAGAACGTTCTGAATACTATATTCAACAAGTAGAAAACGCAAAAACAGAAGTTACACAAGCTATTAATGGTGCAGAACTCATAAAAGAATCACAAGTTAGAGAAATGATTTTTGATATGGAAACTAAAGAAAATGCTAGTCAAAAAATTGATACTGCAATAGATAAATTAAGAAAATATATTGATGATGGAGATTGGCAGAAATCAAAACTAACAACTGATTTAGGAAGTGCAATTAAGGTTGAAGAATTAGATTTCAATTACTTTAACACTTCAATTAAAAACACAGGGTTATATTATTTCACGAATGGAATTAATGGTCCTAATGATATTTCAGGAGGTTTATTGAAGTACACGAAAAATTCTACTCAAACAGATTATGAAAAACCAGAAACTTCAGATGGCTTAATTGAAATCTACCCATTTAACAATTCAAAAGAAAAATATATATCGTGGATTAACAACGGAGTTATAAAAGAATGGAAAAAATCAATCACTTTGAATATAGATGACGATTCGCTCTCTGAAGAAGAAATCAATACTTTAGTAACCAACACAAAAAAAGAATTAGAAAAAACCATTGACAATACATTTTCTGATACTGGTTGGGTAGATTTGACGTTAATTAATGGAGCTGTAACTTACGGTTCTAATACTATACCTAAAATTAGAATGTTTAGTATGAATGGTATGAAGATAATTGGTTTAAAAGGCGCTGTAAAAGGTGTTGAAGGTAAAGGTAGTATTGGTATGGCTCCTAAATCAATAGCAGATGCTATAGGAGAAACTAGAAGTTTCGTCCAAAACACAACCATTGATAATGGTACTAACTTTAATAGATTTTCTTTAACAAGTAATGGAGAAGTTAGATTAGACTCTTCAACTTTAACAACAATTAAAGATACACACTGGTTACCGATAGATATAACAATAATGATTTAACGGAGGGATTAAATGAAAGTTATTTATTATTTTGATAACGATTATAAATCTAATGGAGAAAACGACATAATATTCCCGAATGAAAATGGAAGATATGATATACCAACTAACGCAACTGATATTACACCAGCGCAAGGTTTATATCAACCTTTGTATTTTGATGTTGAGAAACAAAAATGGGAAGGGGCATCTAAAGAAGAATGGGAGAAAGGCAATATCGACAACTATGAAGAAGCATCGCATGACTTTAGTATGCCTAGCAGCGACGAAGAATTAAGAAAAATGTTTGCTGATATGCAAATACAAATTGTTCAAGCTAATACAATGTGTACTCAAGTTTCCCAACAAAATGCTAATTTATCACAAGAATTAGTTAAATTAAATCAAGAAATAGAAAACTTAAAAGGGGCAAACGACAATGAAAATGTTATTTCCGAAGTTTGAAGATATTAAAACAATGTACGGTTGGGGTTGTTATACTAACGATCAGATAAAATGGTTTGTTGATATGGAAGTCATCGACAAAGAAGAATACGCATTAATCACAGGAGAGAAATATCCGGAACCACAGGCATAGTGCTTGTGGTTTTTATTTTATAGAAAGCAGGTGCATCAGTGAGTGTTGACAACGTTCAAGATGTTGAAAGACGTGTCGGTATTTTAGAAGATAAAGATAGATACAACGATAAACGTCTACGAAAGATAGAAGACGTACAAAAAGAAGATAGGAGAAATTTCCAAAATTCCATAGAAAAATTGCACGATTCTTTAAAAGAGATAGAGAGGGGGCAACATACACAAGAATTAACAAATCAAAAGATGGATTTCACCTTAGATGCTATTAATAAAGAAAGAGAAGATAATAAAAAATTATTTAACAAATTAACTTGGCTGATTATAAGTGGCATTTTCACAGTTATAACTTCTGTTATTTATGCTGCTATAAGAATGTGGTTGGGATTGTAGTATTATTTCGATGCATTGAGAGGGGGTGAAATATCATGCTAGAACTTTTAAATAGTTTTACGTTAGGTGCGGATTTTTGGACGTGTTTTTGGTTTGGCGTATGTAAATAATTAAATTTTAAGGTCGGCGCATAGCGTCGGCTTTTTATTATGGAGGTTAAATTAAATGAAAAACTTTTTAGGCATTAATTGGAAAGTAAGAATTAGTAATCCACATTTTTGGTTCAAAATATTTTTATCTGTAGCAGTTCCTATTGGAACGTATTTTGGAGTAACTGGCAAAGATATTACAAGTTGGCACGTCCTATTTAACATAGTTGGCCAAGCATTAGCTAATCCTTATGTGTTGGCAATGGTTTTAGTATCAGTTTATAACTCTATAATCGATGATACGACTCAAGGCTTAAAAGATAGTCTACAAGCGAAAACATATAAAGTTCCGAAAAAGTCATCTTAAATCAGATGGCTTTTTTAATACAAAAATTTAAGGAGTGTATTAGATTATGAAAAAACAAGATGCAGTAAAATGGGCAGTTAAAAATATTGGTAACAGATTAACAGCAGGGCAAAAATACGGGGCGCAATGTGCAACGTTTATAATTGAATTTTTAAAAGAGCATTATGATGTACATCCATCAGGAAACGCAATTGATTTTATCGACTACAAATACCCTAAAGGTTTTCAAGTCATCAAAAATACTAAAGAGTTCATTCCACAACCTGGAGATATTTTTATATATGGCGGGGATAAATTTGGCCACACAGGTATAATTACAGAAGCAAATGGTTCATTGTTTAATAGTATCGACCAAAATTGGTTTAACGCTAATTTAGAAAAAGGAAGTCCAGCAGCATTTGTTGAAGATCATGATTACAAAAACTTTTTAGGTGTTATTCGTCCACCTTATGAAGATGCAGATAAAGGCGTAACAACTAAATCAACTAAGATTGAAACGATTAACCAAACAATCAATTATAAAATGCCTAATCGTTCAGGCGATGTTAAAGGCGTAGTTATCCATAACACAGCAAGTAGTTCTACAGCTAAACAAGATTACAATAATTTAAAGAATGCCTCACAAGCAAGATATGAAGCAGGTATAGCACATTATTATATCGATAGAAACACAGTTTGGCGTGCGATTGATACCTATAGCGTTGGTTGGCATGTAGCCAATGCATATGGTAATAATGCATTTATTGGTTATGAAGTGAATGAATCAATGAGCGCAAGTAATAAGGACTTCATGGCGAATGAACAGGCTACATTTAAGAAAGCTGCAGCAGACTTACTTTATTATGGATTACCACTAGATAGAGAAACAGTGAAACTACATTGTGAGTTCGTCCCTACAGCTTGTCCACATCGTAGTATGGCAATTCATACAGGTTTTGACCCAATCAAACAAGGGGCAGCACCAACTTCTATTGTAAACCAATTAAAAGATTACTTTATTCAAGAGATTAAAAAATATTATAATAACCCAGCATTGAAAGCAGGCGCACCAGCAAGTAATGATGTGCCAGATAGAAACACTATACCTACTGAACAAGATAAAAATGATTTTAATAAGGAAAGTGGAAACAAAGTAGGTAATGGATGGAGAAAGAATAAGCATAATATTCTTTGGAAACCAGAGACAGCAACGTTTACTTGTAAGGCGTTAAATTCAGAAGGAAAACGAAGCTTTATATATACGAGATATCACGGACCATGGACAGGTTGGGAAATTGCAGGTCAGTTACAATACGGTCAATCAGTTAATTATGATGAAGTGTATGATTATGACGGCTATATTTGGATTGCATGGACAGTTAATAGTGGCGCACGTGTTTATATGCCAATTGGTAATTCAAATGGAAATGGTAGTAGAGTAGGAGATGCATGGGGAGACTTTAGTTAATAAGATAAATATTTGAGCAAAAATATAGCTACTTGAATTTTTAAAGTGATAGAATAGCAAAAGTCTGATTTTGTATTGTTCTTCTCTTCATTAAGTCAGATACTATATTATAAAGAGATAAGCCGTCATGGGTTTATCTTATTTTTTGTTGATAGGCTAATTGTAATATTTTAGTTTTGATTCAGCGTCCCTGAAAAGGGGCGTTTATTATATAATTAAATTCATATTATACTACAAGGGTTAGGCACTTATGTGCTTGCCCTGTTTTTTTACTTATGAAAATTCAAAATACTATACAAAAAGTATTGTTTATAATATATAATATAGTTAAAGGAGGGATTCATATGGAAAGTATTAGAAAACAAACAAATGATTTCCGCAATGAACATGAAGTGTTTAATTTTAAAAACATATTGGAGAACATTGAACAATCTATTGAAAAATTTGGGATTAAAGTTTTGTACAGTGATATGAGTACATTCGATTCCCCAGATGCAATCAGTGGTTACAGTAGAATAAATGAAATAGGAACTCCAGAAATTGTAGTTAATGCTCACCATAGTAAAGAAAGACGTAGATTTACTATGGCACATGAATTAGGGCATATCGTACTTCATTGGAAATGGCCTAACTATACAGCCAATGCAAAATATAGCATCCTATATCGGAATGATTTAAGTGAAGAAGCTGATTCTGAGAGAGAAAAAGAAGCAAATGAATTTGCAGCACAATTATTAGCTCCTTTAGATATAATAAAGCGTGTATTACCTCACGATATAAAAGATTATTCTGATTACGATATAAATATATTATCTGTTAAAATGGCGAAAGCTTTTAAGATTTCTAAACAATTTGCTTGGAGACAATTAAAAAAATTAAAAGAAGTAGAAGAAGTGAGTTAAAAAAGTGGTAGAAAATACTGAAATAGATGAAATAACTGAAGATGAACTCCAATCAATTTTTAAAATGAGCGATGCAGAAATTGAAAACATTGAAAAAGACTCGAAAACTACGCACGATGATATAGCTGATTTCTACAAATATAAAAAACATTTGAGAGAATCAGCGATGAAACAAATCAATTTTAAAGATAATATTAGAAAAAAAGCGCTAATTCTTTTTTTAGTACTTACTGTTCTGTTAATAATTAATCTTTTTACAATGGTGTATTTACAAGGTGTTAAAATACCAATTATAAGCTATAAGTTTCCAAACTTTGATTTTAAATTAGTAATGTTCTTTTCTTCAGTTACTTTTTTGAATATTTTTGGTTTAATCGGTTTCCTATTTAAATATATATTTAGCCCTACGACTGATTTGTTAAATCACAATAAAGATTTATCGAGTTAACACCCCCCTCAACTGGTGGGTGTTTTTTGTTTACATTTATATGAAGAAACTGGATTAATTAAGATGAAATTAAGTGAAATAACTGAAATAAAATAACCCGCCTAAATAAATAGGTGGGTATATTGATACTATTTTAAATTTTGCTTATAATAAGAAGAACAAAATATTTAAGAAAATATAATAGTCACAAAACGGTCACGATAATGCTTTAAATACTGATTTTAAGCTATTTTAATTATCCCGCCGTCTCCATACTTAAGCCTTTAACCATAGTGGTTGAGGGCTTTTTATTTTTGAGTGCACAGAAAGTGCACAGATAATGCACAGCATATAAAAAACACCCATTATTTTAGGGTGTTAAATATTCGAACCTATTAATTCATTATATTTAGTTTTAGTATCATTTATTAATTGAGTTTCTTTTCTTTTCCAATTATTAACTTTAGTATTAATTTTATTGAGGAACAATAGATGAATAAGTGTGCATTTTATATAAGTTGAAATCGAATATGTTCCTTTTTTGTTATCTAGCACAAATGATTCAGTTTGAGAAAGTTGTAATTTTTCCCATTGGTCTGCTAATAAATATCTACAAAAAACTCTAACCATTTCTTGTTCTTTGAGAGTAAGTAATCTGCAATCGTTGTTATCTAAATTATTTAATGAATCGCAAAAAATTATTATTAGATTTGTTACACCTTCAAATGAATCATTTTGAATTATATTATCTGAACTATCTGTCTTATAATCGAATCTAACTGATGCCCTCAACTGATGAACTTCATTCATAGCTATATTACTTGTTCCAGCAATTTCAAAAAGTTTTTTTCTCCATCCGGATTTTGAATCTAAATTATCTAACATAGTGCGCCTTAAATTTACAACTGTGATGTAAACTGTAAATAGTCCTATAACAAGCGTAGCAAATGGTGTAGCTAAAGTTTTAATCCAATCAAGCCAAGTATTAGATGGTGGGAATGTATTAAAATTTTCTATAACTGTATTTCCTAAATCATTCATTTATTCACCTCATAAATATTTTATTATTTCTTTTTGTGTGCTAGGGTACAAATGACCGTAGCGTGATGTTACTTCTTCTGTAGATGAATGACCTAATCGTTGAGCAATTATCATTGGACTAGCACCATGATTGACTAGCATAGACGCATGGCTATGCCTCAATTCATGTATAACAATACGTGGGAACATTTCACCATCTGGCAAAGTATCATCTAATACTTTTAATGTACCTGTGAACCATCTATCAATTGTAGATTCACTTAGCGCCTTAAAGAAAGTACCAAACAATACATAATTTTCTTTATAAATGTTATTCTCTTTATACCAAATTAAATATTTTCGTAAGTCGTCCATCATGTGAGTGGGGAAGTAGATATCACGTATGGCTGCTTTCGTTTTAGGGGCTGTCACTTCACCGTGATAGTCCGTTTTGTTTATATGGATATAATCATCGTCAAAGTTGATATCTTGCCATGTGAGCGCTCTAATCTCGCCCTTACGTGCACCACTCGTGAAAAGTAATTTGAAAAATAACTTCTGTTGTATATTAGGCAGTGCTTCATAAAATTGGTTGAATTGTTCCAACGTCCAATAATTCAAACGTTTTTTAGTTTCAATTTCAAAGTTACCTACTAATGATGCAACATTACGCCCTAGATCGTGATACTTCATAGCATGGTTCAGTAGCGATACTAAGAATACATGCATTTTCTTTAAATAATCAGCTGAATGACCTTCTTTTAATTTCTGTGTTTGAAACTTCATTATCATTTTTGTATCAATATTGAATACGTCCATTGATTTAAAGAATGGTAGTAAATGATTGTTGGTATGTGTTTTTAATGCCTTAACACTTGATGATTTACGCCTAACAGTATACCAATCCACATATTCCTCTACTAGCTTATCAAAGGGTAATTTATTAATCTGTCCGATACCTTCTATTTCGTCCATTATCTCATTACATTTTTTTACTGCTTCCTTACGCTGCTTAAACCCTTTACGAGTTATAAACTGACGAGTATTCGTCTTATCATAGTATGTGATACGGAAGTAATAGGTACCACGTTTAGCATCTTTGTAGATATTGTGGGATAGTTTTAAGTCATGTTGCATGTGATTCACCTACTGTATAAATTGTAAAAAAATCCCGTTGCTAAAGGTAATTTCGTATTGAGATTTTTCATTAGTTTTGTTAATTTCTGAATTTAAATAATCAAAATTGATAGTAAGATTATCGTTTAACGGAATATTAATAGTTTTATTTGTTATATCATTAGTTACTCTAATTTTTTTATTATTTATATTAAAATTCTCATTTATTTTTTTAAGTATAGTTTCTTTGATATTGTCAAGTATACTAGAAGTTATATA